ACAGGTAATGGAATACGAAGCATTGAAACTTATGCAGAAGGATAAAAAATAATGGCAGATAGAACTACTAATCTAGAAGTTGTTTTTAGAACCAAAGGCTTAGATAAACTGCGTGGACTCAGTAGTGAGTTGTCAAGAATGAGTAAAGGTGCAAAAGGTGCAGGGTTGAGTGTGAAGGGGTTAATAACTGAAATGAGACAAAAAGAAAGAACAGAAGTAAAAAGTATTAACAATACAAGAGCTTTGTCTAATGGTTATAGAGAACTAGCTAGGCAAGTAGATGTTAGTAGTCGTGAGTTTAGAGAGGCTACAAGAGAAGCAAATAGATTAGACAAATCATTAAGAAAGATGCAAAGAACTGCTAGTCGTGGAATGGGTAGCAGGTTGCGAGGTGCAGCAAAAACTGCTGGTGCTATAGGTGCTGCTGGTATTTTTGGTGGGGCAGAAGGGTTTGCAGGTGCAGCAATTGGTGGAGTTGTAGGTGGACTACCTGGTGCTGTTGTGGGTGGTACTGTTGGTGCATCTTTAGGTGGTGTAAGACAAGGTTTAGGTGAAATAGGTTCATATACTGCTGAGTTGAAAAAGCAAAGGTTAGCATTAAAACTTGTTATTGGTGACACAGAACAATACAATCAAGCACAAGAGTTTTTGGCGAAGACTAGTGCAGAGTTAGCAATACCTCAAGACGTTATTGTTAGACAATTTACTGCATTAACAGCATCTGTAACTGGTGCAGGTAAATCTGTAAAAGATGCACAGGATGTATTTGTTTCTATAGCTTCTGGTATTAGAGGTACTGGTGGATCACTAGAAGATATGCGATCAGCGATGGTTGCAACCGCACAGGTGTTCTCAAAAGGAAAGGTATCAGCCGAAGAATTGAGACAACAACTCGGTGAAAGGTTACCAGGAGCTTTTACATTATTTGCTGCTTCTATGGATATGACACCTGCGATGTTAGATAAAGCATTAGAGCAGGGTAAGGTAACATTAGATGATTTCTTAGGATTTAGTAAATTACTATTTGATCAGTATGGAGAAAATGCAAAAATTCTTGCAGAATCACCTGCTGCTGCTGGAGATAGATTAGCTACAGAATTTTCTAATTTTAAAGATAACTTCGGTGGTTTATTTGCAAATATTGGTGCTTTATTTCAAGATCAAACAACAAAAACATTGAAATTTTTTAACACTAACAAAGATATTATTAAAAAAGGTATTTTTGATGTTGTAAAAATTTTTCAAGGAGTTGGTCGTGTCTTAGGAAAAATTTCCTCAGATATTTTTGGTATTGTACAAGGTGTTTTTAATTTTTTTGTTGGGAATATAAGAAAAGCATTCAATAAAGTTGCTGAAATGGTTAATGCAATGTTAGACGCATTGAGCGATACATTAGAAGCATTTAAAAAAATACCATTATTAGGTGGTGTGATACAAAACTTTCAAGACTTCGATTTTAGAATAAAGCTTAGTGAGGGTAATGAAGAAGGAATAAAAAAAATAATACAACCAGCAATTGATTATAAAAATGAATTACAAAAACTTTTTGAAGGTACAGAGAATATGACGATAGAGGAGTTGTTTGGTACTCCTAAATTTGATGAGTTTGTAGAAAATGCAATAAGAGCAAAAGAAGCTACATCTGACTTAAAGAAAGAGCTAGACGAGACATTTAGTACAAAGGTTGCAGCAGGTATGCAAAGTTATATTGAGTCTATTAAAGATGTCACAAAACAAATACAAAGTACTGTTGTAAATGCATTTAAAAATATGGAAGATGCACTTGTTAATTTTGTAATGACAGGAAAGTTAAACTTTAGTGATTTTGCAAGATCACTTATAGCAGACATGACAAGAATAATTATTAGACAAAAAATAATGATGCCATTAATGAAAGGTATTAATAGTTTTTTTGGTTTAGGATTAACTTTTGCAAAAGGTGGTGCTTTTAATAATGGTTTATTAAAAGAATATGCAAAAGGTGGTGTAGTAACACAACCAACAATATTTAAATATGCATCAGGAGGTTCTGGTAAATTTGGCCTAATGGGAGAAGCAGGTGCAGAAGCTATATTACCTCTAAAACGTGGTCGTTCTGGAAATTTAGGTGTTGAAGCATCTGGTACATCTACTAATATAGTTGTAAATGTTGATGCTTCTGGTACTTCTGTACAAGGTGATGAAGGTTCTGCCAATCAATTTGGTTCTTTGATTGGTGCAGCTATACAAGCACAACTTATACAAGAATCAAGACCTGGAGGTTTACTAAACAGATAATGGCTACATTTCCTTCTATTACTCCATCTTTTGGTATAAGAAAACAAAGTAAACCAAAAATAAGAATTACAAAATTAGGTGATGGATATGAGTTTAGAGCATTAGTAGGTTTGCCATTAACACAAGATCCAAAAGAATATACACTAAAATTTGAAAATATAACGG